TTTGAGCATGTGTGTTCTCCGGTAAATGTTTTTTGTTATTGGTTATTTAGTGTCTGGGTGTTCTAGTGTGCCATGCCAATGACATACACCACCTTTGATTTCTTTTTTATGCCATCTAATATTATGCCCGCGTCCAACCACAACTTCTTCTCCATCTGCACCATCTTCGTGTCTATGTTCTCCGCGCATTTGTAATGCTGGTGTGCCTTTTGGTATGGTCACATGACCAACATGCCGCAATCCATCTTTGCCTTTACGAGAATAACCAGCAGCATGACCAGAATTGGTCGATAGTGACGTGTATGCGGGATGATGTGTCACGATGTGATCACCATCAGATTTTCCTGTGTCTTCTGGACTACGCATGCCGGTATGCAGTTTAATTTCCGATGGTGTTGGGCTATTTGCAATGGCAGAATCTAGTGCTTTATGATGCGGGTGTTCTTTATTTTCATGTGCAGCATCATTAATGTCCTCAGAATCTTCTCTGTATGCATCCACAGCCAATTGCTCACCGACACTATGATCATGTGGAACCTTAGCCAATATTCTTTTGGTTTCATCTTCTTCAGATTCTGTGATGAACTGTTTGAATGTTAGCATGAATTGCTATTCCTTGTTTACAGCTTTAGTCAATGGATGTTCTGGTTTGTGCTCGCCAAGTTGCCAAGCCATTTCTTCATTGCCCTTCTTCATGATATGGTTTCTCATGTGTTTTTTCACTTCATCACTTGCTTTGTCATGTGCATCACACAGTTCTTTAACAGCATTGTGATTGGCATCATCATCTGTATTATTCACATTCTTGAAAACGTCGTGTGTATCATTCATTTTTTTAGTCATTTGTTGTTTGGCATGTGGGCCTGCGAATGGTATCACGTTGTTTTCAAGCCACACTTTATATTGTTCTGTTAACGTCATGTGATTATTCCTTATGTACTGGTGTTTGCATCTGTTTCGTCATCCCACACAACCACATAACCGAAGTCATCATCAACTGCTACGTTAGCGTATGCAATAGTCGCATCAGCATTGCTGGTAGCAGCACCATTGGCATCGAGTCCGGGAGTCATTGTATACTTCATGACAGTGGTATTGGTAGTTGATGTGTTGCCTACAAAGAATTGAGTATTAGCAACTTTGACGATTGGTTTACTGAGAACAGGACCATAGAAATATGCCTTCATCTCAAATGTTAGTGTCCAGAAAACTGTGCGGCGATCTTCATCCAATGCGCCTTGATACCGATCTTCAAAATTAACACCTGTAAGAGTAACTGGGGTGTCATGTTCTATTTCCATTGCGGGTATAAGGTTAAGTGTTGATGTGAATTCTGGTGTGAAAAACGGAAGGATTTGTTCGACAATCTGATTGCCTTCTTTCAAGTTTTTCGACATGATGTACACTTGAAATGTGAGATTGTATGGAACAGGATTGAATGTGCGCTTAAGCTTATTCAGATCAGCATCATCTTTGCGTACTGTCTTACCGAGGATTGGTAACTTACGATCTGCATCATATGTTATGCCAGTCATCTCAAAACCAATATGCGGGAATGCCAAGAAACCAGGAGGACAATTTTGTGACTCTGGGCTTCCTGGTTTGATGTCCACACGCAATAGGTTTCGATCCTTACCTGAATAAGACAACGGAACTCTCACCAATGATGTTTGTTCACCACTGGTAGTATCGAATTTTTCGATTCGAATATCAGAGAATATGCGACCAAAATAGACGACATAATTTCTGAAGTGATCAAATCCAAAACTGCTGTGGCCATACAAACTCATTTATTTCTCCTAAACATACCCATTACCCGATCGGCAACGGATTTCGATTTACCGCTGTCTCTTGGTTGAGGCGCAGATCTGTCTGGTCGTCGTCCGCCGCCACCCGCTGTGGTTTTGGTTGGATCATATTCAACGGTAGTGTCATTGGTTGTCGTGCTGTTATTTCGCCAAGCCCCACCAGATTTTTTGTGGAGATCGCTCAGTGCTTTCGACGCAGCACGTTTATTTTTCAAACGCTCCGACGCTGTTTTGATGCGTTCTGCATTACCAGAAACTTCGTCTTTGGTGGATTTTGCTTCTGTAATAGACATTGCTTATTTTCCTTATATTAAGCTTCGTTTGCCGTGTCCGCTTCGTGTTTTCTACCATTCCGCCTCCGAAAATGGGTTCGAACTATCCCATGTGATCAAATCATCAGCTGTAGTTGTAGTTTCACCACCTGATTCTTCGATGAATAAATCGTTTTCTTCAATGATACCGTGTTCAGCCTGTAAGTCTCTTCGGCTTTCAAGTTCGATAATACGACCATCTTCGGTGGTAAGCGTAAGCCCAGCTTCCGTTGTGATAGCCCAATCATATGAATTAAGACTGCTTGTTTTCTGTAGGCAATCAACTTCTTCAATGCCGGTATTAAGAATCTCACCAGCATAACGCCAAAGCTCAACAGTAAGATCATACTGGTTCTCATAGCCATGCTGATAGAAGTACGGATGTTCATCAACAAATTTGATTTCGTATACATGGTAATCCAGCTTTGGAATATAGATCAGATCGCCTTCCTGTGGACGCCATATGCCTTCTGGATTTTCAAACGAACCGATATTATTTTCCCAATGAATGCGTGCCATCGTAAGGATCAACTGTAGTTGTACCTCGATGCCAAAATGCGTCATCATAGCATCTGTGCCTTGAAAGCCTTGCCATGATTTGATGTACAGTGGGATTTGATATGCTGTGTCAAATTTCGATTGTGTGTCTTCATAGTACAGTGGATCGAAATCTACTCTTCGACGCGGAAGATAGTAACAATCGTAACCATGCACTTCAATGGTTTCAGCCACAAGATCATCATAAAGACGCTGTGTCTCATCATGTTCATATAGCTGGAAATGTGGATTTGTTGTGCCTCTAATGCTCATTATCGCTTACGCCCCTTCGTCTTTGGTCGTCCTGGTTTAGTGCCAGCATCTTGATTTCCTTCACTGGGACCATCTGAGACATCTGATAATGTTTTGACACCAGTACCATTGCGTATAATACAACCAATCATCAATCCATAAACACCAGATCTGGAACTATTGGATGTGATGTTTTCTAATTGAGAAGTTTTATCATCGGCAGTAGCGACACAATGCAATTCTCTTATAGCTGGTTCATATGCATAATACGTAGCAACACCTTTCTCTCGAAGATACCACACCTCGATTACTCTTCCAGATCCGTCCATTTTTGTATCGAGTTTTTTCGCACCAGGAATGAAACTTTTCCCATTCGTGAATATGTGTTTGTCGCGAAGCGAGTTTCTACCAAAGTTCCTAGTGCGTGTTGGTTTGGTCATTTGGTTTCTTTCCTAAGTGTATTCGTATTCCGCCACTACTACCAATTTTTTCTACCCTGCCCATTTTCGAACCTATTCTATTATAATGATCTTGTTGATCATTCGTTGTTCCATGCATATCGATGTGTGTTGTTGGATTGCTTGCCAAATGATTTCTGATGGAACGTCGAACACTCATAATTGCCTTTGTTCGTTTTTCATGAGGAATAGAACCATATGCAACAGTACCAGATGGATGTTCCGGTGAATGAATCGTGTAATCTACTGCAACGCCTTTATTTGATCGTTGGAACATAACCATAGCAGCATGTCCGTCACCAAGATCGTGATGATGGACGCTAAACCCATCACCCATATCAGTGACGTTCATTTCTAAAATAAATTGACCAAATGTTAACATGGGTCCATCAGCCTATGAACATAGTTGATGGTAGAGAATACTTGGTAATCATCTCTTCGCGCATTGCTGCAATTTCAGCCGTGGCTTCATCGAACATTCCTTGGCCGTTCATAGCCACACCACCGGGTAACATAGTGCCTTGGAATTTCTTCATGTTGTTACCCCATTGGAGCTTAATCAATGCAGTACCATAATCCAGTAACCATCGATCGGACCAAGCGTCTGTCCATACATCTGGATCTACGATTTGGTATGCTTCGGCAACAATAACATCACCAACATTCGTGATATTCCAGTCCATATCCAGGTACATTCGATCTTTGTGTCTATTATATCGAACAGGAATTTGACCAACCAATATCTCTTCAAGCAACCCAAGATTCTGGAATGCAGAGAAATACGGTACGATCGATGAACTGGTGAGATTGTATAGATCGTTCAATGCAATCTGATATCGAATATTAAATATTGATTGTGTAGAAGATTGGCTGAATCCGATAGGGAACAGTCGCACAATGCCAATGATGTTTTCTGGGATTGGAATCCAACCACCCAATTCGCACGTGATAGAAGCCCCTGTGCCGGTATTTGATGTTACTGATACCGTAGGCGGTAAACCATACGCTTTGCCATTGTCAGATAGCGTGCAGGATGTTATAACACCACTTCCGTCTGTTATGATGGCAGCAGCAGCATTTGAACCAGCAGAACCACCAGCATTCGTGAATACAACAGTATCTGTGTTTGCATATCCCGTCCCGCCAGAAACAACAGTGCAGTCATACACTTTCTGTGCATAATTGTTCGCTGTGACAACGTGCTTGTAGTAATTTAAATCCGCTCCGTTGAAGTGATAATCGTACCAATATTTCAGAGCTTCATCTACTCGATCATCGGCCTGTTCTTCGGTAACATTCACACGTGCAACTGGTTCGCCCAATCGACGACGACATGTAGCTACAAATTCTGCTCTTGTTGTTGGTACTGCCATTCTAGTTCCTTATTCTATCCGTGATTTGCGAATTCACCGTGTAGTTCATCACGCATTTGTATTGCCTTTGCTATGGCATCTTCTTTGTTGACGAAAGAACCACCACAATGATTCTTGTAATTTAATCGGACTCGCACTCGCCAATTTCCACGTTCTTTATTCCAATAGACATTTTTGGCATTGGATATATTATTCTTCAGATTGCCGCTATTGGCTCGATTTTGTGAACTAGTAGCAACACGCAGATTGTCGATGTTATTGTTCGACGGATCATTATCTCGATGATCAATAGAATTATTTTGTGATGTATCAGTGATATCCCATTTCTCATTGAACATATGGTAGATCAATCGATGTGCTTTGTACACCTTACCTTTTATTTTGATTACTCGATAACCTTCGCCTTCGATACAACCAGCAGGTTTACTCATATCAACGCAATTGGATGGTCGTACTTTCCAGTACAGATCGTTATCTCGGTATTCAAACAGTTTGTGTAGTGTCTCATACATAGTCATAGCTGATTGCTCCTTGTAAGCAGTTAGTGTGGTTGGATATGCGGATATCGCGAACCACAATTATATCATACATCTATTTATTTAGCCAACCAGTGATCATCATCTTCAAGCTGACAGCCCATTTTGGCGGCATTGGCCACACGAACCATGCAAAATATAAGCCTACTGCGAAAGCGAGTGCTGTAAATAACATTATTCATCATCCTTCTTTTTTGGTGACAAAAGCATTGATGCCTTTGCCATGCCAATCGTCTTGAGTGCTGCCAATATTGCAGCAATTTTACCAAAGTCGAAGACTTCACCGGGCTTAG